GTAAAAGCTCTACGACTATCATTTTCATGCCAATAGTTTTTTTGTTTATTGCCTTCTTTGTCAATAATGAATTCACCTTCTTCATCCTTCATGTAAGGACCCATTGCTTGTAATTCTAACATTCTTTCATGATCCTGAGGAGGAATGTATTTACCCCAATCATTACCTTTTAATACTGGTTCATATTTAGGAAATCTACATTTTCTATTTAAAATAGTTTTAATCTTACCATTACGTTGAGCTGCAGTCATAAGTTTGTTTGTTAATTGTTTTACAAATGGAACCTTGCTGTGATAAACACCAAAAAGTTCATCAGCTTTAGTTTTACTTACACCTAACTCAGCCATGAGTTTAGCTTTACCCATTCCATAAAACAAACCTAAGTTAATTACTTTAGCCTGACCTCTTGGAATCTTAGCCATATCAGATACTAACTGGTGAAAGTCAGCGTTAGGATTGTGATCATATGAATCTGCAATTTCATTTACAGATGCAAGTTTAAATCTTAATGCATACTCTGTAACTAATCTTGGTTCTTGTTGTGAGTAATCAAACGTACCCCATTTGCAACCTTCTTCAGGTATAAATAAACTTCTAATTAATGGACCAGTTTCTGGGTCCTTTGCCGGAATCTGTTGTAAATTAGGATTAGAATAACTGAATCTACCTGTCACAGTTCCTCCATCATCAGATCTAATTTGATTTATTTCTGCATGAATTCTACCTTTGTGTTCATGTCTTAATATTGTATCAATAAAAGTTGTATTGACCTTGTTTATTTTTCTGGCTTCTGCTATCATTTTAATTGTAGGATGTTCATGTACAGAGAGGAAATTTTTAGTAAATGAAGGCGCACCTGTTTTTTCAGTTTTATCAAAAGGTAAATTTAATTTTTCAAAAACTTTTTGAATACTTCTTGCAGCCCATATTTGAGTTTCTATTCCTGTGTCTATTTTTATTTGGTGTATCAATCGTTCTTCTTTTCGGGTCAATTCTTTTTTTAATTGATTGGCTTTTGTCACGTCTACCCGCACCCCTAGGAAACGCATATCAACGAGACAAGGAAATAAATCAGTCTCTAAATTAAATATCTGTTGACAATCTTCTTCTACTAATAATTTTTTCATATGTTGCCAAAGTTTAAAAGTTAACTCTGCATCTTTTTCTGCATAAGCACCTACTTCACTTGCAGGTAATCTCCACATGTCAGCTTTTGGATCTAGTCCTCTTGATTTTGCAGCTTCATTTAAAGCTCTTTCATTTTTACCTTCACCTAAATAATGCCAAGACAAAGCATTAAGTGTATATGCAAATCTATTCTCATCTAAAACAGAACATGCAATCATAGTATCTACGATTAAACCATTGATATTTATACCTAAATTACGTATCCAACATACGTCATACATTGCATTGTGAAATATCTTTGTAGCCGGACACTCACAAATATCTTTAAACCATTCTAAAGTTTTTTTTCTATCCATGTTGGGAGCTTCACCATGAGCAATTGGAAAATACCATTTGTCATTATATGTAGCAACTGCGATACCCACTACTTCACCATTACCTGTAACTGCACCAGAACCTTTTGATTTTAATTCTGGATCACGTGTTTCTAAGTCAATTGCAATTTCATCATAATCTCTTAGATCAGGATATTCAGTAGGTTGTACCCATTCTGTTTGTGTTAGATATTTAGGAATTTTCATTTTTTATAACCATATCCTTTTTTTCTATTTCCATATAGTTTTTGCCATGACCATGAAGTCAAAGCTGTTGAATAATGATATATTTTTTCTAGTATATACTTAATCATTTTTTAGCTTTTATATCTTTTATTTTTAACATCTCCAACTGACAGTAGTGTATAATCTTTTTAAGATCTTCGACTCCACCTTTTCTCTGATACCTGCAAACGTATTTAATAACGTTGCCCTGAAAAAATGATAAATCATTTTTAGAAATAAATTCATAAGGTTGAATGGGAAACTTAGTGTAGTGATTCCCGCCTACCTGGGTATACTGTGGAAATGTTTCTTTAAATATATCGTCGTGTGTCATAGTTGATACTCCTTTAATATTTTTTTTGCTTTCAATTTATATAAGTTATTTCTTGCTCTTGTGGTGCCCACATACCATACTCTATGCTCTTCATCTTGTTTGTCAACACTTAGACGAATACTTTTTTGTACTTTAGCACCTTGATGTAAAGATAATATTACATTGTCTTCTTCACCACCTTTGGCTGCATGAATTGTAGATAACCATACTCTTGCATTTTCAGAAAGTTTTTCACCTCCAGAAATTATATTTCGAATATAAAGTATTTCTTTCTGATCACCAACGAAAACGTCATACCAATTTTTTTTAGGATTCCAATTCCCATTGGGAATAAAATCTTTTACATCATTTATTTCTCTTTCACTTAATAGTTCATCTATAGTCCACTTTGTATAAGCAGTGGCTGCATTATACATACCAACATTAAAACTTTTACCTTTGTTGGTTTGATAATAAATATTTTTAGATTTTAATTCTTTTGCTATGTCTAATAAATTGCTTTTAGTTCTTGTAAGAATTAACCATTTACCTTTTGTAAGATCTACTTGTCCTAAATTACTTATGTGTTGTGCGTGTCCTTCTTCGTTCCTTGGTAAATATTCTTTGTGTTTCCTGATGCCTGATATACGATCCACTGTTATTTGAGATTGTTGCTGTACAGCCTTTGACACTCTTCTAGAATATCTTAAAACTTTTTCATTAGCAGGTTCTTTTATAAATCTATTTACATCGGCACCAGCCCAAGCAAAAATAGCTTGGTCATCATCACCAGCTAAATACATATCATCACAATGTTCTTTTAATTTATCAAACAGTTTCCACTGTAGTGGTGATAAATCTTGTGCTTCGTCAATAAAAATGGCTTTAAATCTAGGTATTTTGTTAGACTCAATAGCCTGAGTAATTAAATCATTAAAGTCTAGTAAGTAATTTTTCTTTTTGTATTCCTGTAAGTTTATGTAAATGTGTTTAAGTGTAGGCCAATATATATCTTTTCTATCATGTTCATTAAGATTGTATTCATCTTCTATATCTATGTTTTTATTAATAGCTCTACTAATCATTTGAAAATAAGGATTATTACAAGTTAAGAAATGAGTTTCTTCTTCATTATATTTATCTGTAAAACTAACTCTCACATTTAACATCTTACCTAAATCTTCATAATGATGTGGTTGAATAATATCTTCTTCAGTTTTATTTAATAAGTGAAAACAAAAAGCATGAAGTGTTTGAAAGTATGGAGCTTGTTTTTCATCTACACCAATTCTTTTTCTAGCCTCACCTGCAGCTTTTCTTGTAAAAGCAAAATAACCTATCTTATGATAAGGTGTACCTGTTCTAACATAAGCATTAACTCTACGAATTAATCTAAATGTTTTACCTGTACCTGGTGGTCCATATATTTTAATTAACTTTTTCATTTTTTCTTTTAAAAGTATCTAATAAAGTTCCTGTAAATCCAAAACTACCATGATGAGTCGTTTCTCCATCAGCTACAGCATAGAATTTAAAACCTGCTTGTGTTGCAAGATTACAAAAATGTGTATCTTCTCCCCACCAATAACCAGATTTTTGATCAAACACTGTGTCCCAAAAATTATAAAAATAAGAATTAGCTTTTTCTGATATAGCTTCTTTTTGTTTTATTTTTAACTTAGGATAATCTTTTATAAGTTTTTCATATACTCTTCTGTGTATTAAAGTTAATCCAGCAGGTCCTACAGTTATTTCAGTCAATCCTTTATTATCTATTTGAATATCTGTTGGATCCTTAAATGCTACAGAATACTTAACACTATTATCTTGTGTCTTTTTTCTATAGGGTGTGCATATCATATCTTTTTCCGATAATAACATTCTTCCAACTACTTTTGGATCAAACTCTACATCTGAATCTACAAATAATTGATACTCATAGCCGGATGCTAAAAACATTGCGGTTAAAACATTTCTTCCGTAACCAACATAAGGACATTTAAATGTACTTACTTCAGTTTTAATTTTAGCTTGTGTAAACTTATCAAATAATTTTATTAATGATAAGCCTGTTGATACTTGCATGGTATCGTATGTAGGCATACATACAAATACACTAGGTAGTTTTTTCGTCATACTATATTCTCCTTATCTTCTATTATTATTTTTTCATCTGGTATTTCTTCTTTCATCAAATCACCTGCTGGTATTTTTAAACATCTTACAGGTGGAAATGATTTTTCACTTTCTCCTTTGGGAAATCTTTTTTGAATACCAAACTCACCTTTGAAATAGGTTTTAACCAGCGTACCTGTTCTAGGTCGATCTTGATTCCATTCATTTCTTTTGATTTCCTCATAGAATTTATCATAGTCAAAGTAATAAAACTCATCATCTTTTAATACAGCTCCACTTTTGAACGAAGCATATGTTTTAGCTTCTGGTCCATTTACATAATCTTCTAAATATTTCTTTAACATCTCAATAGGATTGGTGCCAGCAGGTGGTTTAATATCCTCTTTAGTGGCCCATAGAGCGTCCAGGATAGGCTGATAGTCATTATTCTTGATAATGGGTGGAAATATAGATGTTTGATCTGCTATAAGTGCTCTCATTTCTTTCATTTCTGCTATCTTTTTAATAGTCTTTGCGTGTATCTGAACAACTTTACTGTCAGATAATTCTACATTAAAAAAATATTCTGGATCAGGTTTATAATCTATTTTAATTAAACCTGATATTTGAGGCCAACTACTTTCTTTATGACTACCAATACCAAACTTTCTACGTAGGCAAGTTCCCTTTGCACAAAAAGAAGAGATAGGTAAATCATGACAAGTATGTCCGGCTGTATCTTTGTCCCAACTTTTTATTTTTTGTTTTACTTTTTCATCACCCCACGTTTGATCATACTTAATAAAATCTCTCGCTGCATCTAACAATTTAGTTTTCCAATCATCTTTGTGTTTCTTCTTAACAAACACCATGTAGTTAAATAAAAATCTATCTCTTTCATCTTTTAATTTGTTTCCTGATTCCTGTACCTGTTTGCATATCATCTGTAAACATGGAGGACCATCTAATAAATCTTCTGGACCACCAGTTAATATTTCTTTTACTTTTTTATTTGATACTTCTTTTAATGATTCTTTTGTTTGTAAATTATCTTTGACTACGTTTATAAAATCATCAAACTCTAATTCTTTTCCGTCAGGTAATAATGCTTTACGTTCTGTTTTTTTAAAATAAGGTAAGTTAATAAATGATCCAGAAGTTCTAATGTTATCTTGATTCATACCTAACTGTGTTTGTTTAGGAAATATTTCTGTTTTAGATGATAAACCAAATAAGAATAATAAGTTTTGTAAAAATTCTCTAATTAAAGTTGCAGGTACTTTCTCTGCAGTAAATACATAAATATGAAGTCCATTACTTTTTGATTTAATTGGAACTACAGGTAAATTTTTTTCTTCTATTATTTTTAAATAATGTTGAATATCAAAACTAGAATAATCTGATGGATCAATATCAATAGCACCAAAGCTAGCCATACCATTATCATCACATGCTTGTATACCTATTGCACGTTTACCATCTAAATGATCTTGATAATCTTGATCAGATATATTTCTTTTAGACCAACCATAATCACCGGGATCAAATTTTAATTTGTTTGTTTGTGGATCATGATAACCATTGTTAACATTACAGAAACCAAAGTCTCTTTCTAGACCACTAAAATATTTTCTAAATTCTTTCATAATTTACACGGCGCCTTCAGTCTCCCTCCAGCGCCGCTGTTATAACAATGTATTATACTATGTCTTGTTGCTTTTGACTAGCATCATATTTAGGTTTAGCAGTTCCTTTAGAAACTTGTTTCTGAAGTTGTGCTGCTATCTCATAGATAGACGCGTCATCCTTATTAGCAATATCAAGATTTCTTACTCTTGATGGTTTGTAGACATGCCAGCTTTTGCTACCCGCAGTCTTACCCATTGTGTTTAATTTATACACAGCTGAATAACTTGCAGGATTAAATGAACCTTGATCATCTGTGAATCTAAGATTCTTGATAAGGTTATTTAGTTCCCTCGCCGGAGATAAGTTAGAAGATCTCATTGGTATTACTGCAGGTTTTAACTCTCCATCTACCATTGCTAGTACATAGAAATATGCAGTCTTCTCAACATAATTACCATTAGGTAATCTGTATCTTCCATTCTTTTCTTCCACAGCATCGGCTGGAATCTCTAAGTGAGTTCCTACTGGAGCTGAAGCACTATCGCCTCTCTCCTGCCATTCAGGATACCTAGTTTGAGCATGAGCGATTATAATGTCTAATCCCTCTTGTCCATCTATAAGTTTACCAAACCCTGATGCATAAATCATACCAGGTTTAGCTCCTTCTACATGCTTGGCATCTCTCTCATTACATTCTGGTGACAGCTGATGTAAGATTTTCAGAATCGGTGTTGACACGTCATCTGCTTTTATCTCTTCAGCTCCTTTACCAGAATCTGCTCTGAGATTGATAGTTGCTAATGCACCTGCATTAGCTTTCTTTGCTACTTGACTTTCCATATATTCTCCTTTGTTAGTCTATTGTTTTGGTTTGTTAGTTATTTTCGTTTGATATCCAGCAAACGTACTGAAGTACTCTGAAGGAATTTTTCCACCACGTGAATGGAGATCCTCCAGAGCAACTCTTAAAGTCCCGGCATGAACAGAAACTTTTTGTTCCGGATCATAACCTTGACCTTTTGCAAGGGTAGCATATTGCTGCGCCTTGTTATCTTCGTCACGGCCAAACCTCACTGTAATTTCATTTTTTACAATGTTGCCTAGGCCATTTTCTCGAAGCCAGTTATATGCTTCTGGTCTTTTAGCTGCTAACGCAGAAGCAAAAAATTTATTAGATACTTCTATTTCAGAACCATCTTTTAATTTCATAGTTTTAAGATTCATCGCATTCATCATGTCAGGAATTACAACTTGAGAAAAATGTTTTTCTCTATCTTCTAATTCTTTTATTTTAGCTTTGTGATTATCTATCTCTTGTTGAATGTCTTGAAGAGTTTTTATTTGTTGTGAAAGTTTTTCTGGTTCAGTCTGTGTCACCTGAGCAGGCGCATCAGCTCTAAGATTTATTGTCATGTTACTCCTTAATAGTTTAATAGTTTAAATTTATATTTGCACTATCCTATATAGAGATCTAATTTTTATTGTCAACTAGTTTTGAAAAATATTTAATTCAATAGGGTAATAAGAAAATTGTCTTCTATCAAATTTTAATAATTTAAATTTACCATTAGTAATTTCTGAAGCTACTGCACACACTACGCCAATTATTGCAGGGTCTCCATACAATAATAAGTAATCATCGGTTGTAAAATTTTTTAATGAGTTTTTTATTTCCATTACCATTGGCCCTGGTGAAAACTGCATTTGTTTTAATCTTGGAAACATAATCTTAATTTCGCCATACTTTAATGCAGGTGTAATATCAATTTTAGGCTTACCTGTATCTCTATCTGCAGGTATTTCTTGAACTAAATATACCTTTGGGTCGCTCTGGGTCGCTGTGGGTTTATGATTTTTTATTTCCATTGACTTTATTCTTTCAATGCATTATATACCTTTTTAGAAAGATAAGTAAATGTTAAATTATAAGTTTAAAACTGAGCCATACGCTCACCAACGTAAAGCCTTAGAACGTTCTTGGGATAGAGAATACTTTGCCTATTTTATGGAAATGGGTACAGGTAAATCAAAAGTATTAATTGATAATGCAGCTATGCTTTATAACCAAGGTAAGATAAATGGATTATTATTAATAGCTCCTAAAGGTGTTTATAAAAATTGGTATGAAGATCAGATACCTGTTCATTTACCAGATTATATTAATAAAAAAATAGTTTTATGGAAGTCTTCAGATAAGACTCATGAACAAACAAAAAAATTAAATACATTGTTTCAAACAGGTACAGAGTTTCATATATTAATTATGAATGTAGAAGCTTTCTCATATGATTTTGGTAAAGAATTTGCACGTAGATTTTTAGATTCACATAACGCCATGATGGCAATAGATGAATCTACTAGTATAAAAACACCTACTGCTAATAGAACTAAAAATATTTTAAAATTAAAACATTTAGCTAAATACAGAAGAATACTAACAGGTTCACCTGTAACTAATTCACCATTAGATTTATATAGTCAATGTGAGTTTCTTGGTTCTTGGCTCTTAAAGACAGATTCTTATTATGATTTTAGAGCTAGATACTCTGTAATGAAATCTATTAACTTAGGTTCTCGTAGTGTTAACGTAGTTGTAGGACATAGAAATCTTGGAGAGTTATCATCACTTATTGAACCTTTTTCTATGCGTGTATTAAAAGATGATTGTTTAGATTTACCACCTAAAACATTTATGAAACGTCAAATAACTATGACGCCTCAACAAGAAAAAGTTTATAAGGCTATGAAAAAATATGCAATGGCTGAACTAGAAGGTAAAGCATTAACTACTAATAATGTTATGGTACAATTAATGAGATTACATCAAATTACTTGTGGTCATTTTACAGCTGATGATGGATCTATACAAGAAATACCTAATCATAGAATAACAGAACTTATGGAAATTTTATCTGAAGTAGAGGGTAAAGTAGTTATATGGTCTAACTATCAAAAAGATGTAGATACAATTATGAAAGCTATTAGAAAAAAATATGAACGAAATGATATTGTTGTAGATTATTATGGTTTAACACCACAGGAAGAAAGACAAAATAATATAAAAAGATTTCAAGAAGATGACAAGTGTAGATTTTTTGTAGGTACCACTCAAACCGGCGGCTATGGTATCACATTAACCGCTGCTAGCACAATGGTTTATTTTTCAAATGGTTATGACCTTGAGAAAAGATTACAATCAGAAGCTAGAATAGATCGTATTGGACAAGAATACCCAATGACTTACATAGATATTATAACTGAAGAAACTGTTGATACAAAAATTGTTAAAGCTTTACGTAGTAAAGTAAATATCGCCACTGAAATTATGGGCGAAGATTTAAAAACTTGGATTTAAAAAACGTACTTTTCTAACAATTGAAAAGCCACAGCCCCCACTGTAGCCAAAACTACCCAATAGATTTTGTCTATCTTGCCGCCCAATTTTTCTACATCTTGATGAAGATGTTTTAAATCTTTTTTCATACCTGTCATATGTCCTTGTAACGAAATAATATGTTCTCTTTGAGTTTTTGGTTCAATCATTATGAAATCATTCCACGTTGTCTTAACCTTATTTGTTGTTCTTCTGGAGATAATAATGCCATTTCTGTGGCTGTCAATCCTCCATTATTAGGCACATTGCCTAGGTTAGCTTGGGCTGTTTGTATTACTTGTGGGTTAGGCATTGCTGATGTTACTGCACCTGGTAGAGGTGGTGTTTGTAATCCTGCAGAAAACATATCTTCAGTTATGTAATCTGTAACATCAATGTCAAATTGATCTTCAAAAGATAAGTCTCTTAAATCATCTCTTATATCTAATAGTATATCTTCCACTTCTTCAAATGGATTTTCTTCTCCAATTCTTTCTGCAATCTCTTCAAATTCTTTTCTAATATTTCTTGATGGATAATAAGGATCAAATTTATCATTAGTTAAATCTCTATAATCTCCTCTTAATTGTCTATCTTTAAACTCTGTAAATATGTCATCTTCATCCGCACCTAATATATCTGCAGCTTGAAGATTTTTTAACATATTTTTTTGTACATTAAATCTTGCTTTGTTTGCTTTAATAAATTTATCAACAACTTCCACAGGAGTTTTAGGTCCTCCAGATAATAATGAGTCTGCACCACCTGTAAATAAACCCCGAGCTTCTCTAAGTCCTCTTTGATACTGAGCAATCTTAAATCCCATTGATCGAACAGGATCTAATCTAACAGCTCTGTATCCAGCAAAACCTAAAAGCTCATCTGGTAATTCAAAAAACTCACCACGTTTAGATGGTTTATCCATAGCTGCTTGATATAATCTTGTTAACTGTGGGTATGAAAAAGGTAGCATTGATTGTGCAAGGTGATCAATACCAATTTTAATTTTATCACCCCCTGGAGTATTGTCATTCCATAATGCTCTACCATCATCTGTTACTCCATTTCTTAATGTTAAATCTGTTAATGCTTCTGTGTAAATAGATTCAGATATAAATGGTGATGCAAGTTCACCAGCAGCTTCTGCCATACCTTGTAATAAACCTTTCATTAAAACTTCTTCATTTTCTATTCCATTTTGAATATTATTTAATAAAGTTTGTAATGGTCTAATAGCTACGTCGTATGCATTACCATGACTAAAATCTATATATTTTAAATCACCTGTTTCTTCATCTCTGATAGGCAAGATAGTTGAGTTCTCTGACCATTTAGGTAGATATCTTTTAATAGCTTCAAGTTCGTCATTAGTAACATCATATAAAGCTTGGAACCCTTTTTGTATTCCGTAAGGAGCTGCAGCTAATACAGTTGTCATACCTAACAATCTTTTAATACCAATGTTTCTTAACGCTGGATCTTTTATTTCTCTAATAGCTCTTTGACCAATGTTAGTTGTTGTTCTTAATATTTCAGATGGGAAAGACATAAAGGTACCAAGAGGTAAACGTCTTAATGCTCTGACAGTATCTGATACATAAGCATAGTTTGGAACTGTGTTTCTTACAATATCCGCTGCTTCATTATCTAACATCTCTTCTGTAAATTCTCTACCGGCTCTACCATATGCACCTTTTAATCTATATCTTTCAACAAAATAGTTAGCTATTTTAAATAAATCATCTTCAGCTGTATATAAATCTTCAGCACCTTTCATAATTTTTTTAGCACCACGTCCGGCTGAACCTAAAAGTTTTCTACCCATAGACTCTAATGGTTTTTCTAAATTTAAATTACCACCATAACCTAGGTCTCCTAATATATTTTTAAAATCGTTTACGTTTGTTTGTGAGTTAACCACTCCTAGTCTTAAAAGTTTTCTATATGACTCATTAAATTCTTGTTCACTATATTTGTAAGGTGTATATTTAGATGCAAATTTTTTAATACCCGCACCTGGTTGAATTGTTTTAAGACCATCATTAAATGCTTTAGCAACTATTGCAGGGTTTTCAAAAAAAATACCATTAGCTGCAGAGAATCCTGTTGCAGAAAATATATTTCTAAAGTGAGTTACCGGAGCAAGAATTGTTTTAGCTACTTGTGATGCAGCTTTTGGAAATAAAATTAAATTACGATAGCCCCATGTTGCTAGTTTCTCAACACCTGTTGCATCTTTTCTTGGTTCAAATAAAAATTTTAAAATCTTACCACTTTCAGATAACCCATCTGCAATAGATTTTGATGTATACTTACCAGCTAAAGGATTGATAGCATAATCATCCTTAAATGCATTAGCTACATAATCATCTAGCTTTACAATTTCTTGATTAGGTAAAGCACTTTCTGCTGCGTTTCTAGTTCCAAAGAAAAACCCTTTGGTCCCTGGTGCAACGACTCCTCCACCTTGTTCTATTTCTTTTACAGCTTGTTTTCTAAAATAGTCTTGGTCATCTAATCTTTGAAACATTTGATTTTTTCTAGCAACACTAGATAGTCTTGTCATACCATTATATAATGAAAATCTAGGATCAGACATTTCGCCAAAAAATTCTCTAAATATTTTACTACCTTTACCAATAGGTTCTATAATGTCTCCTTTTCTACCGGCACCAGCTAAAGCAGAGGCTTTTCTTTTACCTGTTAATATTTTACCTTCAGCATCTTTTACTAATACTTGTTTAAAAAATTTTTTAGTTAAGCCATCATCATTCTCTGCAGTTTTAGATGTATATTTAAAAAATGGTAATTCGTTTGGTTTCTTAGCTGCGAGTGCAGTATCTATTAATCTATTTAATTGTTCATCTACTTGATTAACACTTTCAAAAGGCTTCCCAGATCTAGCTGCATATCTTACAAATAAATCTCTAGCATTTTTATAAGCTTCATTAGTTGGTGTATATCTAACAAATGGTAGTACAGGTTTGTCTTCAAAAATTCTATACGTGCCACCTAAATAATCTTTTACTCTTTGGCCCATTATTTGTTTTAATGGTGTAACATTTGTCATATCACCACCCAGTTTAGTAGCTGTTGAAATAAGAGTAGTAAAAGAATTTCTTGCTTTACCTAGTGTACCAAATAATTGATTGATCTCTGGTTGTTTTAATCCTTTTACTTTTAATTTTTTTGTAAGATCAACTACTATATCATCTTTAATACCTTTAGTTAAATCACCAGAAAACATAGCATCATTCAAAGTTTCTAATACCTCTGATTTTTCTTTACCTGTAGATTGATTAAAAATAGTTTTTACAGTTGGAAACATTTTATTTAATGGTTTATCTATTTCTTTAACTAACTGCATAGCTTCATTTGTATCAGCCATAGTAGCTCCTTTTTCAGCCATCTTTTCTTCAAATATTTTTTGTGGCTTAGCACCTCTAGATCTTACTGCACTAAATATACTATTAAAAAATCTACTTAACTTTGAATTACTAAATTCAATATTTTTACCCGTAGTAGCAGCTTCTTTAATTCCTCTACCTACGCCATAAATAATAGGTGTAATAAACATAGACTCACCACCAAACTTAACTCTGTTTAATAACTTTCTACCAGCATCTTTTGATGGGTCTGCTAAAGCTTCATCATCTAAACTTGTTGGTCCTCCTAATACATCTCCAATACTTCCTATATCTTCAACGTTTGCTACTAGCGTTTCCCCCGCTGCACCGCCGCTAACTGCAGCTGCAAATCTTAATCTCTTAGCTGATTTATTTAATTCATCTGCTTTAGTTGCACCTTTAATTAAATCTGGTCTCTTAAGATCTAAATATTTATTAGCTTTTTTAGCTTGCAAAGCTTTAGTTGCCATCTTACGTGCAACATTAAAACCAATAGCTCCTGGTACACCAATCTGTACTAACGCTTCAACTAATCTACCCGCTGCTTTTTCTTGTGCTATTTCTTCAAATGGATTTATTTTATCAAAAAATATTTCTACATCAGCTGCAAGATCTGTACCTGCACCTAAGTCAATTAACTCTGCTCCTAATGAAACTACACCTTCAGGTACTTTTATTATACCGGATACTAAACCTGCTGCGGCTGCACTAAAAGCACTTCTTTCATTACCTAATTCTTCATCACCTAAACCCATGAAGCCTTCTGGATCGAAATCTGTATCGTATGCCATTTAGCCTCCTAGTTTTGTATTAGTTCTTCAAATGAAATATTAGATTGTTCTATAAATGGGATCCCATTATCATTAACACCAACCTTAGTGTAAGTATCAGTTACATCATCATAATAATAACCAGGGTTAGCATTTTTTTTAAGATTACCTTTTCGATATAATTTTTTAGCTCTTGGTAATTGTATATTTACATTTGCAGCTTTTAATTTATCGTAATTATTTAATTCAAAGTTTGATCTATTTTTAGCAGTAGGCATGTCTGGTAAATCCCCTGACTTAACCATAGTTTCTGCATAACTAAATATTTTTTCTTCTGGTGAATCTGTTTTTAAAAATGGGGACTTAGCATAAGTAGAATCAATAAACTCTCCCATTTTAGCTTCTACTCTTGCTGCATATTCTTCTGAAGTTTCATTTTCTAATTGTGGACCAATAGACATTCTAGCTTGTGCTCTTACTTTTTTAAGATCATCAACACCTAATGTGTCAATAGCTTTAGCTCTTAATGCAATATTTTCACTTTTTTGTGTTCGTTTGTTTTTAATTAAATCTTGTAATGGTTCTTTTGCTGCACCACCTGCTGTAGATAATAAACCTTTTAATCCTCCACCACCTGTAGGTGCTTGAGCTAATAAGTTAGGTCCAAACTGTAATAAAAAATCTGTTAAAGGATCAGAACTTTGAGCTTGATCTCCACCTTTAACTAAAGAAATGTAATCTGTAATATCTTGTTCTTGAACTCTTGGTGTACCAAAAGCATAGTTACCTCTATCTACAATACCAGTCATAACGCCTGTACCAACGTTACCACCTTTTCTAAACATAGGTCTTCTTAAAGTTTTCATTAACTAAATGCTCTGTAAATACCTGCAAGCGTTGCTCCAGTTCCTAATGCTGTCTGAGCTAGACTAGGTGATGGTGAAACTTGAGTTTGAGTTTGACCTGGGTATCCAGCTATCAAACCAGTAATACCTGCACCTAAAGTTTGTGCTGCCTGTAAAGGTTGATTTAATTGTGCTTGTGCTAATTGTTGATTAGCAGATAATTGTTGTTGAGCCAAAGCTTGGTTCTGTGCACCTAAAGTAGATAAAGCTCCAACATCTTGACCTAAGAATCCTTGTTGAGCACCACCTAATTGTATTTGGTTAAGTAAATTTTGTTGTGCTTGTTGTTGTGCTTGATTAAATCCTTGGCCTAATAATTGTGCTTGTAATGCTGCCCGGTTCCTGTCGCTTGTTGTTTGATACTCTGATCTCATAACACCTTCTCTACCACCACCAAGAACACCTCTACCTACAGCTTGAGCTGCAATACCAGGAATTCCTTTTTGTGCTTGTACATCAAATTCAGCTAGTGTTGTATCAATTATGTCTTGTTGATATGGAGACATAAATTGTTGGTAAGCTGTTGGTCCGGCAGAAGCTTGAGCAGAAGTTAAGAAAGGTTGGTAAGCACCAATACCTTGTGTTGCAATTTGTTGAGCTTGTGCTTGTAATGGATCTTGTCCAGCTATAAATTGTGAGCCTAAAGTTTTTGAAAGATCAGCTGCTTTAAAACCACCAACTGCTGAGGTTAATTCTTGTAAATAAGGTTTAGCCGCCGCTTCAATAAACGGAGCTGGTAAAATTTGTTGTTGTACTACTTCAGCCATTATACTACCTTCGATTCTAATTTTTTCATGGTGTCATACATAATTTGAGCACCTTTGTTTACACTACCACCACCTGCTGCTCTTACAGCATCGGCAGTAAATACAAATTCATTGTTTGATAACATTGCAGGGATGTCATCTGCTTTTTCTTTTACACCAACTGGTGCAATAAATCCACCTGTTTCTCTAAGATCTAATTCTTTAATACCTTTAGGATTAACATTAATTGGAAGTCCTTCTATACCTGCAGCCATTTCTACTTTGTCTTCTGTACCCATAGCATAACCAATACGACCACCACTAGCCATTCCTCTAGCCATATCTTGTGTATATTCAGAAGTATCTCTCTCTACATTTTCTGCTATTTCATCTACTGTGTATCCTAAATTAGAATAATAAGATGCTAAGTATTTTCTTAATGATCCCACATCTTGTGTAGCTGCAACTGCTTCTGCATCACCTTCTTCGGCTGCACCTAACATAGCTGTTAATCCTGCTCCTGCTGCTGCAATAGTTCCAAACTTACCTACTGGACCCATATCGTTAAATGCAGTTATTGGATTAAATCCAGATATTGGATTAAAATTATTTAAAAATTTTAATGGTCCTTTGTCAGCTAATCCAAAACCACCTAAAGCAAGTAAACCTATTTTACCAGCATCAGATTTAAGTACATTTGAAACTCCTTTAGTTACACCTTTAACAGC